AGTGTACGAGAAGCACTTGCTATTCTTGAAGCAATTTGATTAATATTCTTTGCAGGGTGTTGGAGGGGAGAAGAGCGTGAGTACGCGAAACAAGTTCGCTGTCATTCAAGAGGTGTCGAAGACACAACACCATTGGGCTTTAGGAGCAAAAGATAATTGGCTGATTATGTAATAGGTAAGAATCCTTGCCCTAAATGCCGGAGGCTGGGAAATGATAGAGCGGGCAATAACCTCCATTTCTACGGAGAAGGTCTTGGAGGTTATTGCTTCGTTTGTGAATGGACATTACCCAGCGACGAATGGCTAGCTGAGAACGGTAAAATTATTGAAGATGAAGAAGAGGAGTTTGATTACATGGGTGCTGAGTTTAACCAAGAGATTCACGATAAGCTGAAAGACAACACGTCAGTAGACCCTAAAGGTTGGAGGGGTTTACGTCGGGACACCTGCGCTTATTTTGGGGTTCGACACGCCTTTAACACGGAGACAGGTGAAGTAGAGAAACAATACTATCCTACAACTGAGAATTATGAACTTACAGGATATAAATTTCGTTCAGTGCCAAAGTCCTTTGGGGCCATTGGCGTAACTGGTAAACAGTGTGAATTGTTTGGTCAATTTCGTTTCAAGGAGACTAAAGGAAAGTACATCTTGCTGGTAGCGGGCGAAATTGATTGCTTGAGTGCTTACCAGCTCTTGGCCGACTATCAGAAGGGTAAGGGCTATGAACCTATCCCTGTAGTGTCTAGCACCATTGGCGAGTCTGGGAGTAGTAAGCAAATTCAACAGCAGTATGCTTTTCTGGACCAATACGAGCGTGTCCATATTTGTTATGATAATGACAAAGCTGGCAAAGAAGCTGCTGAAAAGGTGGCGAAGGTTTTGCCAAAGGGTAAAGCCTATATTGTTAACTTGAGTCTGAAAGATTGTAATGAATACCTTGTTGCTGGCAAACAGAAAGAGTTTATCAAAGCTTTTTATGACGCCAAAGGTTATACGCCTAATGGTATTGTTGGTAGTGGTGAGCTTTACCAGAAGATTCTGGATGAGGTAGAGGCAGATAAAATTCCTTTCCCCCCCTTTCATGAAGAAGCTTAACGAGATGACAGCCGGTGGTCTGAGTTTGGGTAAATTGTGTAATATCGGTGCGGCTACCGGCTTGGGAAAAACGGTTTACGTTGATTCGATTATCTACCACCTTATCTTTAACAGTCCATATCGTGTTGGTGTTGTAAGTATGGAATTAAATAGTGGTCAATATGGTCTTTCTATGCTGTCTCGACATGTTGGGCGTAAGATTGCCAACATTCAAGACAAAGAAGAACGCAGCAGTTACCTGAAAAGTGAATACGTACAAGAGAAACAAAAAGAGTTGTTCTTCAAGGAAGATGGTTCACACCGTTGGCACTTGGTTGATGACCGTGATGGTTCTATCGAGGATATGAAATCTCTTGTTGAGCAATTGGTTATTAGTTGTGAATGTAAGGTAATTGTACTTGATCCATTGCAGGACATTCTTGATGGTATGAGTAATGAAGACCAAGCGCTGTTCCTGAAGTGGCAGAAAGGTTTGATTAAGAGTCACAACATGAGCTTTATTAATATTAATCATGTCAGAAAAAGCGGTAATTCTTCCCAGTCCAACTCTAATGGCGGGATGATTACTGAAGAAGATTTTGCTGGCTCAAGTACAATCATGAAATCTGCTGCACTGAATATTCTTCTAGTGAGAGACAAGATGAATGAAGACCCGGTGATCCGCAACACTACCCGAGCTTTTCTTAGTAAGAATCGGGATAACGGTATTACAGGCCCTGCTGGGTCTTATTACTACAATAATGAAACACACCAACTTCAAGATTTTGATGAATGGTTAGAGGAAAATCCACAGGAGTTTTAATGAACAAGGTACACCCAGAGCCACAAGTTGGTGACCGTAAGCAGAATAAACAAGGGGAATGGTTTACTGTTATCGATGTTAATGGTTGCAAGGATATAACTGTTAAGTTTGATAACAAGGACTATATTAAGAAAACTGAATCTATTTATGTACGCTCTGGCAGTATTCGACTGCCTAAGCACATGGTAGGTGATAAACTCTTTGATAAAAATAATAACCCAATTACTATTGTAAAAATAGAAGGCTCCAGTAAGATCACCTTTGAGTGGGAGGATGGGTACCAACGGACATGTCAATCCTCGGCAATCTATCTTGGAAGAGTTCTGAGGGAAGAGGACTCTAAGATTATGAACCCTGAAGTGAAAGTGGGTCAGTGGTTTACAAATACACAGGGTATTGAGTTAGAGGTTATTAAATACGAGAAAGCTTCAAGGATTACTGTGAAAGTTCATGGACCTGTGGAGTATGAAATTGTCACCAATCAAGGAAACCTTAAGAAAGGTATTGTCCATGATAAATACTCACCAAGTGTTGCAGGTAAGGGTATCCTTGGTGATGCAGAGAATATCGATGTTAAGTCACAGGTTTATGTTGCTTGGACGGGAATGGTGAAGAGGTGCAATACTTTTTATGACTACAACCCAAGAGCAAGGATCAATTATGAAGATTGTTCTGTTCGTGAGGATTTTCTATACTTTCCAAACTTCATCACTTGGTATGATAAACAGATTGTACAGCCTAAGTGGCAATTAGATAAGGATCTACTAGTTCCGGGTAATAAGATATACAGCCCTGATACATGCATCTTTTTGCCACGGGCTTTGAATACATTTTTGACCATCCGTAAAAATGATCGTGGGCCATTCCCCTTGGGTGTCACAATTCATGAGGAGACTGGGCACTATGAGGCAGCTTGTAATCGTGATGGTAAACGGATATACTTAGGTGTTTACAAGACCCCTGAAGCAGCTTTTGCAGCGTACAAGGTTGAGAAAGAGGCTTATGCCAAAGACCTTGCCGAACGTTGGAAAGATCAAATTGATCCAAGAGCTTATGAAGCATTGATGAAATACGAAGTCAACATTACAGACTAGGGAGTAGATATGAAGATTCACCAAGCTAATTCGTATGCGTATGAAATGAAACACTTCGGCAAACCATTGGAATTTAGTAGTGGTGTGGCCGGGGAATGCTTTAAAAATGTAAGACATTTTTGCAAAGAATATATTAAAGCAGGCCGAGGTGTTAGTGTCTCACTTGTTATTGGTATGAGGACTTGGGATAGTGGCGAAGCTACAATGTGTTATCACTATCTAGTAAAAGACAATGTGACAGGGGAGTACTCTGATCCTCAGTACCGGCGTTATACCTTTATTGAACTACACAATTGGTCGCTTGAAGACTACGAAAAGGAATGTGATAAATTTGAATCAGAGAATGATTATCACCCAGCCCAAGAGTTTTTCACTTGGTATGTGTATAGTGGCTATGCCAAGGTAATTGAGAATTCCATCAAGTTGATCAAAAGCCTTTCCTCTTGGCGTGTAAAATTGTCAGATAAAGCTATTGAAACTTATCTGAAAGGCGAGTATGATGATTGTCAGCCGAAGTTTGGCACAAGAATTATTGAGAAATTGCAGATAGACTAGGAGTTAACGTGAAGAAGATTTACAACTGGGACAAGGCTACTGTAGCTGATCTGGAAAGCGATGGGCTGCTACGTGAAGCCACAAAGATTCATGTGCTTTGCTGTGAGATGTCTAATGGAAAAGCTATCAGTATTAAAGGTGATGATGTAGAGCGTGTGAAAGCTTTCTTTCAGTACCACATTGATAATGAAATCCCAGTTGTATTTCATAACGGTACAACATTCGATATCGTGCTGGTTGAAAAGCTTTTAGGTATTGATTTGTCTAAGCTTATGTTGATTGACAGTTTGGCTGTGTCGTGGTATTTAAATTTTTCGAGAATGAAACATGGTCTTGGGACCTTCCATGAAGATTATGGTATTGAAAAACCTGCTGTAGATGACTGGGAAAATCTTACATACGAAGAGTACGAACACCGTTGTAAAGAGGACGTACGCATCAACGTTGCTTTGTGGAATGACCTTAAGGCACGTCTTGTTGATATCTATACTATTGCACAGAAAGAAATTGATGCTGGCAATGTAGGTGGTAAACGGATGTCTGAGGATGAGGTGATTTATCTTGATCAGTATGTTGGTGGCTCTGTAACTGAGGCAATTGACCGTCTGCTAACCTTCTTGATGTTTAAGATGGACTGTGCCCGACTTCAAGAAGATACGGGTTGGGAAGTTGATACTGAGCTTCTTGAAAGTTCTATTGCTGAACTTACTATTGAGGGTGAGGCAGCTAGGAAAGAACTTGAGTCAGTGATGCCAATCGTTCCTAAGTATGCTGACAGAAAGAAGCCAGCAAAACCGTTTCTAAAGAATGGGGATTTGTCTGCGTCTGGTAAGTCTTGGGAGGAAATTAAAAAACTTATTGAAACCAAAGCTACAGATGAACATGGACATCCAATGGTCAAGTCTTGTGAGAAAGGGGGTGTTGTTAAACTCCTTACTTCTTATGAAGAACCTAATGGTAACAGTCCTGAGCAGATTAAATCTTTTCTTTACTCAAAAGGTTGGATTCCTCAGACACACAAGTACGAACGTGACGAAGAAGCTTTTACTAAGTGGATTGCCACAAAACCACGAGAAGGAGCTAACCACCAAGCTTGGAACCAATGGAAAGCAGCACGTCCAGAAGATCGAGCAATTCCTCAAATCACTGTTGCTGGTGATGAAGGGAAAGAACTCTGCCCGTCTCTTGAAGAGCTTGCAGAGGAAGTACCAGAAATTCGGGTGTATGCCAAGTATTGTGTACTGAAACATCGCCTTGGTGTGTTGAATGGGTTTAAGCGTGACTTGTATAATGGTAAACTTCAGGCACGAATTAACGGTTTTACGAATACTTTAAGGGTACAGCATGCCGAAATTGTAAATTTGGCCGGGGTAGATAAGCTATATGGTAAGATTGTTCGTGGTGTTTTGGTTGCAGGTAAGGGTAAGATTAGTGTAGGGTCGGACCTCGCGAGCCTTGAAGACCGTTGTAAACATCACCTCATGCTGCCACACGACCCCGAATATGTGGCTACAATGCAACAGGATGACTTTGACCCACACATTTTGATGGCGTTGACAGCAGGTATGGTTACTCAGGAAGAGTTTGATCAATTTAAGCTTGGCAATAAATCTAGTAATGCAAAGTCTGCACGTAAGAAAGGCAAGACAACCAACTACGCTTCGGTTTACAATGCTGGTGCTGCAAAGATTGCACAAGCCGCTGATGTTCCTTTGAAAGAGGGTAAGATTCTTCATGAAGCTTATTGGAAACTTAACTGGTCCGTAAAAGCAATTGCTGAAGAGCAGTGTGTAATCAAGGATAGTCGTGGGAATAAGTGGCTCGTAAACCCTGTGAATGGGTTCTGTTATGCACTACGAAAAGAGTCTGATCGATTCTCTACGCTCGCCCAAGGTACAGGCAGTTTCTTTTTTGATATGTGGGTTGATGCAATTCTTGATTTGATGTATGCTAAGTACGGTAAAAAGACTCTTACTGCCAGTTTTCATGACGAAAATGTCTTTGTAATCAAGGACTTACCTAAGTACCGAGAAGAGTTTAGCAGTATGATTCAACAAGCTATTGACATTATCAACGAAAGGTATAAGCTACGTAGGAAGCTTGGGTGTGAGACACAATTTGGCGAACGATATTCAGAAATTCACTAATCCAAAATACCTGAAAATACCGCTGTACAAACCCAATAAATCGCGTATAATTGTTAGTACAAATTAAATTGTAAAGGAGAGAAGGGATGAAAGAGCTTGTAGGTAAAACAATCAAAGAGCTTTATGTGAACCAAGACCAGTCACTACTGAAGTTTGTTACTGATCAAGGTGAATTGATTTACGAAACTGAAGGAGACTGTTGTTCTGAGACATGGTTTGCTGATATTATCTTCAACTGGAAATTCTTTCAAACACCAGTTACGGATGTCACTGAACTAGAAGTACCTGAATGGCTTGATCGACTTATTACTAAAGATGGGCGTACACGGCAAGAGTTTGATCAGGTATATGGGTATAACATTAAGGCTGACTCAACAACCAGCACATTC